AATCTGTCATTGATGTCGCGCATCAGACACGCACCTCCACAACCGGGATTGACGGAATTTCGCCCGCCTCCATTGCCATCAGGCTGATGTCGATGCGGTCCTCAGAAAACCGCACCGGCACATCGAATTCAAACCCGGCAGTCACTGTCGCGCCCGCGCCGGGTGCCACGGCCAGGTGCACGACTTCACCGTCAAAGGTAAAACCGCCGCCCGCGACCTGCGCCAGACCGTCCACCGCGATCAACAAGCTGCCGATCACTGCCTTCTGGATCGGCCTAAAATAGGTGTACCCACCGCTTTCATAGCCCTTACGCAGCGCAAACGTCGTTTCCAGCCCATTTCCGAGCCCCAATAGCTGATCGGTGGCAGAGATCGCCACCGACGGCTTTGCCGATTTCCAATCCAACCAATCCTTCCAGCGAAACGCATGCAGACGACCGCGGCGTGCCTCAAAGAATGACACGATGTCATGCAGATCATCCGCCGACGCGACGCCCATGCCGGCATCATAGCGCCGCCGCGCATGGGACCAGGACGCGTTGCGCACCTCAAACCCGTTGGACAGCGACACAATCTCCGTGCGCCGCTCCGGCCCGCCTGAGGATCCGCGCGACAGACGCGTCGGGAACCGAATGTCATGAAAGCTCATCGCGTCACCTCACATGTTGCGCCGGCCGGCCGCAGCCGCCCGCGAGATCGTGGACGCGACCTGCCCGCGCGACCGCCGAAAGCTTTCAACATCGGGAGAGGAGATGTTGACCGTAATGTGCGATCCGCCCCCACCCCCGGCCGACGCGACGCCCAGACGGCCGTCCGCGCCGCGGGTCAGCGGCAGGATCGCTTCAGGCCCGGCCTCGCCCATCAGTCCGGTGCCACCGCGCATCGGGAACAAAGTCGGCCCCTCGACCACGCCCCCCCCGGCAAAGGCCCGCACCCGCCCGGCGGAAAACGCCGCGCCGTCGGCGAACATAGACATGCCGCCCAGCAGACTGCCGACCCCGCTCGCCACCAACCCGCCGATGCCCTGGCCGACCGCCTGCTGCACCGGCTGCAAGGCGGCGTTCAGCACACGCCCGGACATGTCCCGCCCCAGCTTGCGCATGGTGTCAGACGCACGCGCACCACCAAAAACCAACCCATCCAACGCCTTGCGAAGTGATCCACTGATTGAGGATGAAAGCTGCGTCGCCTCCTCACCGGTCACTTTCATCTCGGCGCGCATCGCCTGCAGCTCGGACGAAAACGCCTCGGAAAGCCCCTCCGCATCCCGGCTCAGCCCACCAAGCGCCCGGCTCAACGACGAGCCGTCATCGAGAAAATCGTCGAAATCATCCATTGTTCTTCCTTTCGACAGGCTCGTCTGGGTATTTCGCGCGCAGCGCATCAAGGCCGGAGCGCGACATCGCTCCTCGCCCTTTGCCAAAGCCAAGCACGGTGCACGCGGCCTCAAATTCGCGGGGCGTCATCGACCAGAACGCGTCGGGCGTCAGCCGCAGCGCGCCAAGGCCCACCCGCATCAGGCCCGGCCAGTCGATGCGCCCCACGCTCATCCCTCGTCCCCCAACGGCGCGAAGCTGCGCGCCAGCAACCGCGCGGCGGCCCGGGCGGCTCCAGCGGCGCCGCCCTCCACGCTCATGCCGGCCAACGCGTCGTCGGAAACAGCGTGCCCCGCCCCGCGCAGCCCCGCGCCGATCAGCGCGATCAGGTCGGCCGCGCGGACCCCGCCGCCCTCGAACCGCTCCGCCAACGACGCCAGGCCATTCTCGCCCAACCCCACCTCAAGCCCCGCCAACGCCCCGAGCGTGAGCCGCATGACCCGCACTTCGCCGTCAAGCGTGATCTCCGCCTCGCCGCGCATCGCGTTGGCCATGGCTCAGGCCCCCACGAAGGTCAGCGCGCCCGCCGATGCCAGCGAGACCTCGTAGACCGCCTCACCGTCATGCTGGCCGGAATATTCCAGCGCAGTGATCTGGAACGCGCCCTCGACCGTGCCGAAATCGGGGATGATCGCCTGGAAGGTCGGGATTGTCCCGGCGAAGAACGCAGCGCGCATGCTCTCGTCCGACGTGTTGTCAAGGAACACGCCCGACCCGCTCAGCGCCGCAGCGCGCACGCCCGCGCCCGCCAAAAGCTCGCGCCAATGGGACGAGGACGCCGCATTGGTCACGTCCACGGTCTCCGCATTGAAGGCCACGCGCGTGGCGCGCAGCCCTGCCACGGTCTGAAACACACCGCCGCCGGTGTCGATCTTCAGCAGAAGATCCTTGCCCTGTTGAGCTGCCATATCTCTCATCTCCTGAAAAGGTTACGCCTCGATGCGAAACTCGAACCTGAGGTCGATGCGCCGTCCGCCCTCGGCAATCCGCCGTGCCCGCGCGCCGCGCAGCGACGACGTCACCACACGGCCCTCAGACAAGGTCAGCTCAGCCGTGCTCAGCACCCGCTCAACCTCGCCCGCGATCTGCTTGACCGTGGAAAAGCCGCCATTGGCCGAATGCACCGACACCTCCGCGTCATGGATCGCGCCAAGCAAACCTTGCGCAGTCCACCGCCGCACCCGCTCATCGCCGAGGGTCACATAAGGCCCGGACGCCGCGTTCGGATCGTCCAGATGGATCGGTTCATCATTGATCCGCCCGTCCACCAGCGCCGACAAAGCCGCGTCGCCCGACAGGGCGGCATAGATCGCCTCCTGCAAGGCCAGGGATCGCAGCACGCTCATCGCAACGCCTCCTCATCGGCCCAGCACAGCAGGTAGCGGCCGCGCGCGTCGGCTTCGGTCACCGCTCGGATTGCGAACACCCGCTCCCCGTCGCGGAACCGCTGGTCCGCGCGGGGCCGCGCGGCAGATCCGACCGGCGCGGCGCGCACTAGGATGCGGTGCGAAACGCGGGAACGCCCGCGGGCGCCCTCCTCAATTTCCCGCCCCGTCCGCGCGCGCACCGCTGCCCAGATGGTCCCAAGGCTGCTCCAGGACCGGTTCCAGCCCCCGGCCCCATCGCCATTGCGCGCCTGCTCTTCCAGCTCCAGCCCCCGGTCCAGAACTGGGGCGGAGATTTCCTCCCGCGCCCAGCTCACACCCGCACCTTGCGCCAGCGCGACACCAGCGCGCCGACGCCATACGGGATCTCGACCGTGCCGGACGCGCCGACATGGCGCTGCTCGTGGTAATGAGCCGCCAGCAGCAGAACCGCTTGGCGCAGTTCATGCGGCACCCCGTCGGTGCCCACGCCATGCCCGGCCAACAACTCGATCTCCGCCACACCGCCTGTGGGGATCTGCGGCAGCCACCCGCCGCGCACCGGCACCAGCGCCGGGTCGAACTGGCTTTTGACCAGCCGCCACGCCGATGGGTCCACTGCGGTCCAGGACCCGTCTGCAGCCAGCAGCGTCACCGCATTGATCTGCGCCACCGGCGCAATCGGCAGCACCTCACGGCATGGGTTGCGCCACCTTTCGACGGCCCATTTGAACCGCCTCTGGATCAGCGCGCGCCCAGTCATGCTTTCAACCGCAGCGCCCGCCGCGCGCAAATAGCCATCAAGCGCTGCAACCTCAGACGCCTGCGGCGCCGCCAGCCCGGTCGACAGCCGCAGATGGTCGGTGAATTCGGTCACCGTCACCGCGGCGGTCGGGGCCGCCTCAAGCTCCGTCAACATCGGCAAAGCTCCTTGCTCAACGCTCCACCACGCGCATCAGAAAGGCACGAGCCAAAGCCCTGCCCTCGCTGGTCCGCACACGATGAGAGACGTGATACACATGACCGGAACGGCCGCCGGCCAGCACGGCGATCGACCGGTTCGGCGCGATCGTCTCATCTGAGACCCGCAACGCGGTCTCGTCGGGTTCCTGCGGCACGATGGTCCAGCCCAGCGAACAGGCCAACGCCTCGCCCGGCTTCAACCCAAACCAGTCGAGGGCGCAGGACCGCACCTCTTCCGGCGATTTGATAAGATATTCGGCCATCGCGCAGGCCTCCCAGGGCGGCGCACGGCCGCCTATTCCCGATACGATCCTCAAAATGCAAACGCCCGGCCCGACATGCGCGCCCCCGTGGGGAGGAACGCGCACGCCGCCCGGCCAGGCGCATGCCGCGGCGCCGATCAGACGCCGCGGATGGCATCAACCCCGATCAGGAGATCGCGAATTTCAGCAGCTTGATCGCCGAGAAATCCGTGACATCCCCGCCCACGCGCTTGGTCGCATAGAACAGGACGTGGGGTTTGGCTGAGAACGGGTCACGCAGAACCCGCAGATCCGGGCGCTCAGCCACGGTGTAACCGGCGGAAAAATCACCGAACGCAATCCCGTAGGCATCGGCGGCAATGTCGGGCATCTTCTCCGCGATCAGCACCGGATAGCCCATCAGGCGGGGCGGCTCGCCCTGCGCGATGTTGTCAGTCCACAGGAACCGCCCGTCGGCATCCTTCATCTTGCGCACCGCACCCGCGGTCTTGGAGTTCATGACGAAGGTGGCCTTTGAACGATGCTGCGCCCCAAGACTGTAAACCAGATCCACGATGGCATCCGCCGGATCAGCCGCGCTGAAATCACCAGCAGAGCCGGTCGCGACATAAGCAATCTGGCCCCAGACCTCACTGCCCGCCGACACCGCCGGGTAGTTCAGAAAGCCCTTGGGCTTGTCCACGCCATCACCGTTGATGAAGGCGTCGGCTTCGGCGGCGGCAAAGCGGTCAGCAATGCGCTGCGCCAGCCACCCTTCGACGTCAAAGGCGCTGTCATCCAGCAGGCGCTGGGATGCTTTGGGCATCGCCGACAGCTCATGCAGCGCGATCGACACACGCTCGATCGCCGGGGTCACCGTCTCAGCCTGCGATCCGGCCTCAGTCGACCAGGCCGAGCCCAGCTCGCCATGATCCACCAGCACATCGAAGCTGTTGGCCTCAATCTGCACCACCGACGCGACCGATCGGATCGAGCCCGCCGATTCCAGCACCGACTGGATGCGCTCCGCCGTCTGGGGGTCCACAAGGAACCCGCCCTCGGCGTTGACGGCGGTGTTCATGCCCTTGGATTCCACCTGCAACCCGCGCAGCGCATCATCATCGCCCGACCGTAGATAGGCTGAGATGGCCTTCTGATGGGGCGGCTCGATGTCCGCAGCCCGGCTCAGGGCGGGGCGATTCATGCGGGCGCTCTTACGGTCGATTGCTTCCACGCGGTCCTCCTGGGTTTTCATGCGAGACAGGACTTCGTCCTGGAACGATTTGAATTCATTGAGAAACCCGTTCACGGCCGATTTGGCCTCAAGCCCATTGCTCATGCTCATGTGTCCTTCCGGCAGGATTTGCTTCGTGGTCTGGGTAAGAGTCCGCGCCTCAGCCGCGCAGACGACCGCGCGCAGCAGAAAGCGCGTCGGCCAGCACGCGCCCCAAATCGGCCTGCTCATCCGCCTCTTCGGCGGTAGAGCAGGCCGCGGCCCGCGCTTCGGGAAGCATCGGAAACGTGACCAATGACACTTCCCAAAGATCAATCTCGGTCAGAACGCGCCCACCGCCCTCGCCGCGGGCGGAACGCACCGCGCGATAGCCGATCGACAGCCCGTCCATGGCCCCGGCACGCAGCAGCGCCAGTGCCTCACGCCCACGGCGCGTTTCGGTCAAAAGCCGCCCGCGGACCTTCAGTCCCCGATCGTCTTCATGGACCATGTCCCAAACGCCCATCGGCTCAGCCGGATCGTGCTGCCACAGCAGCTTCACCGATCGCCCGGCGGCCTTCAGCGACGCCAAGCTGCGCGCAAAGGCGCCGCGCTCGACCATGTCGCCCGACTGGTCCGACTTGCCGAACAAGGACGCATAGCCCTCGATCCGGCCGTCATCAGCCACCGTGGCGACTTGCTCGAAGGCCAGATCCTTTGTCTCCAGCCCATAGGACATGGGCCCGGCCCCGCTCGCGCGGCCAGTTTCAGAGAATACGGTCATGATATCTCCCTCAGTGCGGCAGAGGCGCGAGGCCCCCGAACAGCTTGGCCGCAATCTGCGCCGACAGCGCGCCAGCGACCCCGAAGACAACGAGCCACAGCCGCCGCTCCATCCGCTCCACGCCGTTTTCCATCTGGGTCAGCGCCTTCTCCAGCGCCGCCCAGCGTTCGTCGAGCACCCGTTCCAACGTTTCGACCCGCGCCTGGGCAGGGTCGAACGGCTCATACAGAAACCGCGACCCCGACGTGCGGCCGCGCAGGGACCCGCGCATCACGCAGGCCCCGCGGCAAGCCCCAGCATCCGGCGTTTTTCCTCATCGGTCAGGAAATCCGCCGCTGCCACGCGCCGCCACTGCGCCTCACGCTCGCTCGCCAACGCCGGAATGGCATCAAGATCGGGCGCAAGATCCACCGTCTCTCCCGTCCATTCCGACAACCACACCGCCAAGGATGCCGACACCCGCTTCACCAGCGGCAGCACCGTCTGGCGATAGAAGGCGCGGTTGGCCTCCTGGTAGTTGGCATAGGTCGCATCCCCCGGCAGACCCAGCAGCATCGGAGGGATGCCGAACGCGATGGCGATGTCTCTCGCCGCCGCAGTCTTGGTCTGCAGGAATTCCATGTCCGAGGGGCTGAATCCCATCGGTTTCCAATCAAGCCCGCCTTCCAGCAGCATCGGACGGCCCGCATTGCGCGCGCCCTGATGGTTGCTTTCGACCTCGTCGATCAGGCGGCGATACTGCTCTTCGCTCAGCGTCGCGCCGTCCGGTCCGCGATAGATGATGGCCCCCGATGGTCGCGCCGCATTGTCGAGCAGCCCCTTGGACCAGCTCGACGCTGAATTATGAATGTCCAAAGCAGAGGCCGCCGCCTGCATCGGGCTCATGCCATAATGATCATCAAGCGGATGAAACGACTTAAGGTGCAGCAAAGGCCGCAATTCCCCGGTCATGTCGAACCGCACTGTCCGCCCGCCGACCTTGTATTCATAGGCCGCCGGCCAGCCATCCGCGCCCGGCACCACCCGCATCCGGTCAGGCCGCAGCGCATGCAGTTCAGACGGCGCACCGTCCGAAAGCTGCCCGGCAGCCTCCACATACGCGTCCCCAGACAGCAGCATGTGGCCGTAAACGCTTTCCAAAAACGCCGCCCCCTGCTGGCCCTGATTGGGTGCGCGCAGCAGACGCTTGATCGGATGGCGCACCAACTCACGCTCACCATCCGAAAGAATCAGCGGCGTCGCGGCGGCGGCCTCGGCCACCATCCGCACGCAGCGAAATCCGATCACATTGCCAGCAAAGCCGTTCTTGGTCAGCGAAACGCCGTCCCGCGGGGTCCAGGCGGTGCGCCCGACCCCCGAATTCATCGCCACGATGGGCCCCGTCGCCGAGGCCTTGCGCTCAGTCACCGAAGGCTTCGCCTTCAAAAGCCAGTCGAACACGATCGTGCCTCCCGCTGTTGTTTTCACATAAGACGAAGCCGCAACAAAAAAGGGCGGTCAGAGGCCCCGCACACGCGGGGCACCGCCGCCCTTCAGCATCAGCTCCCAGATCGCCCAGACCAACGCATCGACCCGGTCCGGGCTGCCCCCTTTGCGGTCGCCGGTAAAGGCGCACATCTGATCTTCAAGCTCGGCCAGCGCTCCGACATGGCGCACCAGACCCCGCTCATAAAGGGCCGAAACGGGCTCGGCCCTGGCGGCCTTGCCCCGGCTTGCACGCACCGATCCGTAACTCACACTCGGATCAACCTGACGCAAAACGCTCTCAACCATGTCGCCGCCTTGGTTCACTTCGGCGACCAGCTTGTCGGCTTGAAATTCGCGATACGCCGCGATCGCCGCCGCCGCCCAGGCTTCGGGCCGCACGCCCTGCACGCTTCGGTCAGCCAACACATACGCAACTCGCTGGGCGCCTTCGCTACGCACGCCCGCAACCACAATCCCGCACTCGTCTGAGCCTTCGTGCCCGGTCACCGGCGGGTCCACTGCAACAACAATGCGTTCCAACTCAGGAACATCACGCACACGCTTTGTCTCGATACAGTCCCGGGTCCACAACGCGCCCGGCTCCTCGGATAAAAACTCTCCGAGCAATTCTTGCCGCCCCAGCGCCG